AAAAAACTTACTAAGGAAAGTAGCTTTCCATAGCAAGTCATGGCGAATAACCTTGGCTTCCATGCACGCCTCTTGTGCCACAGAAGTGTAGGTTTTGACTACGTACTTACAAGAACCACGGACTACAGCCAACATGTCGTCTCCCATGATCATTGCGCGACATGAAACCGTACCGCTCACTTTCAGATAAGACCAAAGTATACAACCATTCCAGAAAGTATTCCTGAAAGTTGTATCAGTGGCGCCAGTCGGAAGTTGGTTCTCAAGCGTTGCTGAAATACCCTGTTTACTTGACTTAACTGTGAACTTGTTCGTCCGCAGATGCAAACGAACAAACCACTCAGGGCATCCCAACAACCTCATGAACGCAACTTCCAAAAGCATGACGTCACTGCACTGGTACTTATCATTAGATGAGAAGTCGGCCTCCACCCAATATTCATCTTCCTCTTGTCTTTCCAGGAACCCCGTATAGTCCAACGGGGTCTTTTTGTAACTAGTCCTGAATCTAATATCACCACGCATGCCTTCCATACAGATATCGAACCTGCGCATGAGCTCATTGAAAATGGGCCCAGATAAAACATTGTACAGGTCACTGCCTTTGAAGATAACACGTGGTGCCCAATTAGGTTTATGGGTTACCAATAAAGCTTCGACTTTCACGAAAACATCTTTATGGGAATAGTCTTTAATGTTAGCGTCGCACAACCGGTGTAACGCCGCTTCCATTCTAGCTCGTTTTTCGGAACCAAACTTAGCTAGCCAATTCCTATAAAGATGTTCGTTCCAATCAAAGCCCTGTAACTGTTCAGGACAAACATGATGTGCGAAATCAATGCCATACTTAACTATGCGTGGTGTGGCACGCTTGGCATTGAAATAATTGCACCGCTTTCTAAAAGCAGCTATTGTGTTGTGCCATCCATTGTCAGGCACAACAGGGTGCAAATTCCGTAGAAGAGGTCCCAACTGAACTTCCTCCTCCCTTTTAATCAACATCGTGCGCGGAACACGCATGTTGACTCCCTTGATCGGGGATATTATCGGATTAGCTATCTCATGGTATTTTGCTGTTGCTGGAACAAATGCATAGCGATGGGGCCCTCGTAGCATGCTGAGCCACGCTACGAGGCTACGGGTCGGTGTTGGTGTTGGTGTTGGTGTTGGTGTTGGTGTTGGTGTTGGTGTTGGTGGTGT